GAGCGCCCCGTTGGTATGGGTGATCGTGGTCTGATCCTTCATCCAGATGAAACCCAGCGCGTCATACATACGGCCGGTGACATACTGGCGAGAGATCTCGCTCGTCGGGTTCAGCAAGCCCGAAAGCGTACCAACCACACGAGCTTCGGTGCGGGGGCTGTTGACAATCTTACGATTGGCAATGGGAGCTGAGTTCAGATCCAGGCTCGCACCAGCGTTCAGATAGGTGGTCTGATTCGGGGAGAGAATGTTATAGTTCACATCCTGATTCGCCACGAAATTGCAAATGCCGCCTTCAGAGCCGGACATGATATCCACAGCCACGGCACCGGCCAGGTTGTTCACCATAGGCGCAAGCACGCGCTGGGAGTAATCATCCAAGCTCATCGTCCGGTCTTGGGTAGAATAGCTCACATCCACATGCTTCTGCGTAGCCAGCGTCAGCGTGGTGGACTGTTCGTTGGTGTCCTGGACGGAAAGCGCGGGGCCGGTGGTTACAGTGAAGTCGTTCGGCAGACGAATGCGAAGCGTGGAGCCGATCTTGGCGCCCGTGACCGCAAAGCTGTCGTCATACTGCATGTCCACATTCTGCAGAAATGCGTTGGAGTTCTTCCAGAGGCGCACGGCCTCGCGGGTAATCATGTTGATAGTAAGAAGGCTATTGGCCATTGTCTTGGTCCTCGAGGTGAAAGCCCCGGCATCCAGCCGGCGGCAGGGAATGAGTGTGCCCAAGACTCTTTAGGGCCGACAGGGTCAGACAGGACCAAGACTGGAAAGCAAGAGAGTGCTTTCGGCTCAACAGTTGGGGCAATTGCAAACTGCCCCAACAGAAAAGTTTAACTTTGCTTCAGCTCAGCTCAGCGGCTAAATCTACGCTTTTGCGCTTCAGCAATCTGCTGTTCCCTGCGCTCCATCCAAGAGCGAGTGTCCAGACTATCACCCCGATCTTTATCCGCTGGGTCCACCTGATTCAGGCTTTCCCCGCGATTTCCAATCGGTCGAATGGGGCGAGGGGCAGAGCTTACCGGGGCAGCTTGCCGCGCAGCGATCCGCGCCAGCTCGATGCCCTGTTTCACCGGAGAAAGACTCATGATTCGGGAGGCTTCATCAAGGTCTGCTCCGAGCGAATGTAGCAACTTTGCACCCTCGCCCGTTTCCAGTGCTGCACTTACCAGCTGTTGGTAGCTAGAAATGCTCACCGGATCGCTTTTGTCCACAAGTTTGGACAGATTGTTAATCCGATCATCGAAATCAGAAAAAGCCTTCCGGCCCGCAGCAGCTTCCCGATTACACTCATCTATGAACTTATTCGCCTGCGTTTTTTCAATAGCCTTGGCTTCGGCCGCAGCTTCCACTCTGGCCTCGAAGTTCGCATCGGTTTCCCCAGGGCGTTGCAGAAGCTGGATTTCCAGCGCCTGGGCTTTCGCCTCTAGTGCCTTCTTCTGCGCCGTCAGCTGGCCGATTCTTTTGTCTCGCCAGTCTTCCTTCGGCGGGGCCACCGGCTCGGCCACAACAGCAGGCGCATCTGCAACCGCAGATTCTCCAGCTGGAGCTTCTGCCATAGGCTCGGAAGAGGGAAGGGGTTCATTCGCTTGCTCAGTTTGTTGGTCGTTCATCAGGGTGAGTCCCTTGCCTGTTGTTAACCCAGAATTATCTGTTTATCCAAACGCCCGCGGACGAGAGTTTGGTCAAGACAGAGTGCATTATAAATTTGCATTTTCAACTCTTCATCAATGGGTGAGTTCAACATCCCGGCAAGCGTGGCCCGCGCTCCTTCTACAAACTCGCCCCACTTCTTATCTACCCAGAACTGCTCTAGCGCCTTCGGCCCCATATTTGGATGTGCTGCTTGCCAATCCCAGTACCAATCATTGCGGTGCATTAGCGTGGCATAGCACTCATGGGCCATCTCGATAGCAGTTTCTTTCACCAGCTTGTGGCAGTGCGCTCCTGATTTGCTCATTTATTTTCCCCTTCAGTTGGAGCCAACAGGCTCTTCATTACCGGCAATCCTACCATACCCCCACCAATGGACGCAAGCAAATTATTCTCCCCCTTGCGGGCGGGATCAAATTTTGCCAATTGCGGATCGCGCAGCTTGCGCGGATCAAGCACAACATACTGATCGTGCTTGGCCTTGCCAGAACTTACAATATCCTCAATATTCCGTATTATCAGCAAATCAGCCCCTGCTTCCCTCGCCGCGTCTACTATCCCAGGCATATGGGAACTGGAATAAGCATCCCGCCCGGTGGCTGTAGGCCAGTCAATCTCCATCGGCTTGTCAAACGCGCCAACAGCGGGGTACTGATATTTACCATACGAGCTGGAAACTCTTGGCTCATCCGCCGCGTAAACGCCACGCTCGCGGGGTTTGGTGCTTGGGTCCCACCAGGCTTCGCCAGTGATCGGAGAAGACATTCCACGATGCAGCAAAACATTCGGATTATACCCTTGCTCTACAGCCGGGCCATAAGTCGGCATATCCGGCGTAAGCAGATTCTGCTCACTTTTTCCCTTCAACTCAGCCCACTTCACTGGCTTCAAATGCGGAGAATACTTCTCCGGGCCAAGCTCTTCTCCCGTCCACTCATCCACATGATACGGATCTTTTTCCCGCGCCATCGGCGGCTCAGTGGCCGGGCGGCTGTAGCGATTGGCCAAATATTCCGGATTGGTATAAACCGAATTCGAAGCTGGCCCCTGCGGCGCAAGCCCCGCAAGATACGGCTCATCTTCGTGCAAATCCCACTTTCCTTCCCAGGCTTCGCCGGTAAACGGATCGACCGAAGATGATTTTTTAACCCCTGCTTTAGCCTCGGCTATGTCCTGCAAAGTGTGCGCCTTGTTGCTAGGCAAATCATTCGCCATTTCAGAATAAAGCTTCGGATTAACATACGGATGCTGAAAATCCTCTTGCGTAGCCTTATTACCGAACTCATTATAACTAATTTTTCCGGAAAGATAATCTTGTAGAAGCTGATTGCCTTTGGGAATTTTCAGCCCTTCAGAGCCTAGCTCGGGCGTGCCCTGAGTTGTATATTCCGACAAAAGCCCATGCAGCTGCTTTTCTAACTCGCTATCCAGCTCCGTATTCTTATCCCACTTCTTTGTCAACTGCTGCGGGGGAACTTTTTCCAAATGCAAATTGGGATTACTTTCATAATACTCTTTAGCCGCAACCATCGGATGTTTCAGATCGGTAATCGTCGTGTCTGGGTGCATAGCAAAATCAAGATAACTGCTTTTTCCAGCCAGATAATCTGCCATCTGCGGCTTATCTGCGGGAACATCCAAACCCGGATTGCTCGCAGGATAGGCAAAATCACCTTGATGTTTAGTATACAAATCATAAAGCTTTGGCGAAATTACCTCATGCGGAATTGGCCCGCCAGCGGCTTCACCCAGCTCTGGAATTTCCCCTCCAAGGCCCATTTTCAGTTTCCCTGGAACCATATCACCTGTCATCCCGCCCAGGGTCATATTCAGCCCCGTGCTGATGCCCAGCTTTTCCAGCTCTTGCTGCGTAAGCGGCGCTTTACCCGGCTCCAGATAAGACTGCCCAGTAGCCACCTGATGAAACTTGTCCACCACTCCAGCCAAAGCTCCGGGCCAGCCAAGCGGTCCAGCTTCTGTAGCCCTGGCCGCCAAACGAACCCCCAATGACAGATTCGGATCTTTCGCCATATCTTCCGCTGTAGGCCCCTGCGCTGGCATACCCACCGCATGAGTCATCAATTCGTTGTTGCTTTGCTGCTTTGCCAATTTTTGCGCGTAATCATAGGCAGCCGAAAACGGATCGTAATCCACTGGCGTTAGCTGAAACTGCGGGATAAGATCGTCAGCCATTAGAATAACCCTTTATCCCTTCGGAACAAACTTCCACGGATCGTAGTCCACTGGTGTAAACTGGTGCTGCGGTGCAAGCTTTTGCATCATTTGCAAAACCGCATAAGCCTTGCTACCAGCCGGCTGGGCAGAGCCACCAGCCATATCACCAGAATCAGCAGGACCACCGGCCAAAACACCAGCAGTTCCAGCGCCTGAGCTAGCTTGCGGAGCCACGCCCGTAGCCGTGGCCATACCGGAGCTGCCGGAGCTGCCCAAGCTCGGCCATGTAGGCGCAAGCGGACTAAGGTCAGTATTTCCATTCCGCCACTCATTAGCCAAATCCTTCCCCGTTGTCGCGCGATAGCGGCTTTGCGCTAAATCCCAAGCCGCTGCATCTTGCGAAGTCGGGGTGAAATCCTTCAGCCCCAGCTTGCGCTTCTGCTCATCCCAGGTTCCCTGTTCGAACTGATAAAGCCCCGCAGCTGAAGTAGGTTTCCCTGTCGGCCCGATAAAGCTTTGTCTAGGATGATCGGCATAGCTTTGAAAGCTGCCACCGCCATACAGGGTATTATACTGCTGCGCCTCGCCGGAGGCAATGCGCTTTAGCACCTGGGCCCGGATTTGATCCAGGCTTGTGCCGTCGGTGGTTTCAGTCATCGGGCGGCTCCCTTTGGGGTGAGTTTGATGTGTTTGCCGGGGCGCGTGGGATCGGGGATGTAATAATGGCCGTCCGGGGCCTTGCGGGCATGGGGTAACGGCGGACGCCCGTCGGTGTCGGTCGATCCCGTTTGCGTGGTGGTGGCCATTACACGCCCCGCCCCGGCATCATCCGTCCCGTCCGTCAATTCCCCTTCATTCGCCCGAACCACATTCCCCAAATCCACCTTACCCGCTTCATCCATCAACTTCCTAACCATCTGCTTCAACCCTTCCGGGTCCATAGGCAGCTGCTCCTGCAGCGCCTTCATACGCTCAGTTTCCGCCTTGTAAACATCAATATCCCGCATCTCGGCCTTGCCGACTAGCTTCAGCCTATCCCGATCATGGGCAAGCTTCGCCTGTCCAGCTTCCTGCAGCTGCTGCTGCAGCAATGCCTGCAGCTGCTGAATTTGCTGCTGTTGCTGCTGCTCTGTCGGCGTCGGACCATTGCCCAGCGCCTGCTGCGGAACCATCCGGCGAAGCCGCCTTGCTGCCTCATCCGCCTTATCAAAGTCCATCGCCGACAGCAGAATATCACCAATGATCGAGGTCAGTCCGGGGTTCTGCGTCAGGATCAACGTCAGGGCTTCAACGGTCTTCTCCCGCTTACTGCCGTAGGCCGGCCCCGTGCTGGAAGCAATATCATACTGCCCCACTTGCGGATTGAATATCCGTTTCACCACCTCATTATCATGTGAAAGCTCCTGATAATAAGCTTCCCGCTGGGTTGGATCGATCACCAAATCATAATCCACCCCGTCTTCCGCCATCATCTTCAGCACCCGCTTAGTATCATAAACCTTGGGCACCAGATCAATAATCTGCTTCCCGATATTGATCAGAGCTTTTTCATAGTTGTCCTGAAAATGATACGTCGCGGTATCGCCCTGCTCCTGCCGCTTGCCGATGGCAGCGCCAGTCCGCTCATTCCCCATCATCCCCATCTGATTCTGCCACTGACCGCTGGTCATCATCATCTGGTTAAAAGCGGTCTCCATGCCGGAGGCGAACAGCGGCGAGCCCGCAGGCGGATCAATCCGCATCGGCGGGGCCACGGGATTCCCCTCATCATCCACATGATTATAAACCAGCACCGAGTGGTTAATCTTATTCGCCGTGTTCCAGATATCTTCAAACTGCTCAATCGCCTTGGCCGCGGCAATCCAAGGGGTTTTCGACTGGAGGGCACCAAATTCCACCTGCCCCGAAGCGTTGTAGTTATACATCCGCTGCGCGTCTTTCATCGCCCGGGTGTGGCCCTTCCGGTCGAGGATGCCGTCAAGTACAATTTCTTCCCCGATCACCGGAATGAGCGGAATATACCTGCCGGGCCAAATAGTCGAGTCAACGATCTCTTGCCCAACAATCAGATACCATTCGACTATCTCATCCTCCACATCGCGCACTCGCGTAGCCGGGTCCTTTAGCATCCCGTGCAGGCTTTTATGCAACTTTGAATGGCGAACAGTTTTCCGTTCGCCCATATGCTCAAAGCTAACCAGCTTGTCTTTCTTCTTCACTTTGCGGAAGTACTCACAGATATTCACATGATTCTTCGCATCCCAGGCGTTCGCGATGGTCCCGCTGCCCAGCGGCGCATCCACACCCAGATCGACAAAATCCGGATAGGCCTCGCGGAACTCGTCCTTCGGCACCCAGTCGAAAACAAAACCCCATTTCGCATCGGAGTAATCATCCTGCGTCCTATCCGGATCAAGATAGATAGAAAGCGGGTCCCTAACCGGCAGGATGTATATAGCCTGGTCGAATGAATCTGGAGATTCGTAATCTGTCACCAGCCGCACCCAGCCCATACCGCCGTCGATTTGAAAATTTCGCGCCAAGGTATAGGCATTTTGCGCCCGGCTCTTGTCCTCAATATGTCGCATGATATCGGCAAAGACATTGGCCGATTCCTGGGTCGCTCCGTTGCCCATAGCTTTGAACTTGACAGAGCTTTTATTCTTCCGGGCCTCGTTGGAGATTATCAAATTATGCTGACGAATGATATTCATCGTCAAACACGGCCGGTTATCAGCATCGCGCAGATTCTTAATCGCGCCTGGCCACTGATAACCATTATCCGAATCTCCGTGACGAAATTTCAGATCGTCCAGAAACCGCTGCCGCGCAACGCTTTCCCATTCCTGTACACGGGTCCAACGCTTCATAGCCTCATTGACGATCGGATCGTCCGTGAGCGCTCCGGCGGAGAAGTCATCCACATCAATATCGCTCATTATCCCATCCATCCTAAGCCAGAGGACCCAATACCGCCCAGGCGCTTCAACGCCGAGCCCATTTTATTCGCCATACCCCGTTGAACAGAATCATCTCGGGGACCACGCAAAGTCACAGCCAGATATCTAAACGCATCCGCGCCATCATTGTGCATCGGTTCGTTAGACAGCTGCCCGTCTACCACTTTATACCTATAATGCCGCAAGGCCGCAAGACCATCCGCACATTCGTCTTCATCAAACCAACAATTTGAAAAAATCGTCCTTGCCGCATTAATTCCATCTGCAACAGAAAGCTTTGGCACAATTCTAACATTACCTGGATACGCAGCGCGAACTATTTCTTCAATCGTTCTCTTACTCCCCAACCGCTTTGCTTTCGCATCGTGCGGGAGATAATGTTGGCCGTAGAGGTATTTTCTATTCTGAAGCTCTTTCAGATAGTGATTGATTTCATACCCGGTGTCTTCAAAATAGCCCAGTATCCGATATTCCATCGCCACCCGCTGCGCAAACCAGATCGCCGTAGCATCCCGTCGACCGAGGTCCCAGAACGTATCCACCGGACTTTCATGATCCCAATCCACCGAGCAGATTCTGCCCTCTTCTTGCGCCCTGCGAAGTTCCTTCGCATAAACCGCGCCTTCAAGATTCTGCAGGCAATGCCCTTCCCAGACGTTCAGGTAGTAGTCAAAATCCCTTTTCCTATCATTTTCCATTTCCAGCTTTAGCACGTCTGGAAACCACGGATTGTTTGCCCAAGTCATACGAATGACATAGCTTGAATCATCTTCCAGCACACCTTTGACCATGCCCTCAGCCTGGCGAAGAACCGGATCTTTAACAAAGCGGCAATAGGTGTAGTCAGTTTCCAACTCCGGATTGAACGTGATCCAGATTTCAGAGTTCTCTTTTCTAATCGTCGGAATCAATACACCCCAGCTTGCGCGGGAGACCTTGTTGGCTTCTTCCAACCAGCAGTAATCAATACCTTCGTAAGATTTGATCTTAGTCGTATTGTTCTTAATACCTTCAAAGCTGAAAGTCGTTCCATTGGCCCCGATGATCTTGCCAACTTGGATCTCATAAAAGCCCCGCAGACCCAAAGAATCAATCTGGTCACTTAAAACTTTGTGAACTGATTCCGCGATTGAGTTCTGCAGCTCTCTGGCGCAAAGCACACGGATAGGCTTTTCTGTCCCAATCAGCAAAAGTGCCCGCGCCGCACCCCAGCTTCGCCCTGCGCCACGACCCCCATAGAGAATCTTGTAGCGTTTAGGCCGAAAAAGGCACTGTAAATGCTCGGGAAATTCTGCTGTAACGGCCATGAGCTGGGTCCGGGGTTGTGAGTTTGTTTTGCAAAGGGGGCCACTGATGGCCCCCAATGGTCACGGTTATTTCTTCGGCTTAGCCTTAGCCTTTTCCTTATTAATTTCCTTCAGCGCCTTCTTATCCGCCTTCTTATCAGCGGCCGAATGCTCAAACTCTTTCATCGTCATTTTATGCGGCTTTTTCATCAGCTATCTCCCTTCACCTAGTGAAAAAGACCGGGGCAGCTGCCCCGGTCCAAATCTTAGTTACCCAGATCGGTAAACGTAACCGAGGTCGCGCTAACAATCTTGACCAGATAGCTCTTCGCGCCGTACTGGGGAATGTTAACACTGGTCGGCAGGGTCACACCCGAGCCAGCAACCAGCGTCCAGGCATACGCACCGGAAGACTCATTGCTAATCCGGATAACCCAGCTCTGACCGATGTTGCTGGTTCCAGCCACCGCGAAAGGATACGCCGCCACAATGGCCGCAGCCGTCGGGGTGGTAAGGTTCGCGCCGGCCGACAGCGTACCAGTGAGCAGAAGCGAAATTGCCTGCTCGCCGTAAGCCGTAGGCACCATCTGAGCAACAGTAGCGGTAGCCGCACTGGTGCTGGTGTTGGAGGTAACAACCGGCTGCAGCCAGACAGCCAACTGACCCGTGGTGACAGCTTCCGACGCGGGGTTCAAGCCCTGAGGAAGCTGGGTGTCGACAGCAAAAGCCTCATTACCCGTAAGGGGCAATGTGCTAGGATACTGCGTTCCACCGGCAGGCGGCAAGCCGTTGGTCAGCAAACCAGCCGCCAAAGCCTCGCCACAAGCTCCAACCGTAAGAGCCAGCGCAAGCGCCAGCTTGACTCCATTCAAACAACGCATTGCGCGCTCCTTTTTTGGGGCTTCTGCCCCCTTATGGCTAAAGGACGATCCCTTAGCCAATTCTTTAATACTCGACGATGACGACGCCCTGATAGCCCACACCGCCGTAACCGCCGCCGCCACCGCCGTAAGAGCTTGGATTTGGAGCAGCACCACCGCCATTTACACCGCCGGTGCCTCCGCCGCCAATAATAGAACTCCCACCAGCACCATACCAACTAACACCGGAAGCGCAGGCGGAACAACCACCATCTCCACCTTGCCCGGCGATATTGATATCTCCGCCAGTTGCGCCACCACCAGCACCTCCGGAAGCATTGGCTCCAGTACCACCACCAGTAGCTGAAGCATAAGAACCGAAAGAGGAAGTTCCGCCAGTTCCGCCAACAGTAACCGTAATGGTAGCTCCAGGGGTTAAACCAGTTATTGTCTTAATCGCGGCACCGCCACCACCGCCCCCGCCAAAGCCTCCAGTCCCGCCACCACCAACAACCAGCACACGAATCTTATCAATCCCCGTTGGTACGGTGAAAGTACCGGAAGTTGAAAAAACCTGCGTTGTTGAGATGATCTCATGCGGGATGGTAGCCCAAGCAGGATTAGCTGCCGTACCTGCAGTTTGCAAATACTGTCCAGAAGTGCCGGGACCCAATGCACTCCAAGCAGTAGCTCCGCGATACAGCACAGAACCCTGTACGTTGGAAATATCCGCATCAACAACTGCGGTAAGAGTATTATCCGTTACATTAGCCGTGGTGCCGGTGATATTTCCCTTTACCGTGTTAGCTGGGGCTTGGGCCAGCGCACTGTTGGCCACCGAATTGACGGTCAAACTTGAACCACTAAGCGTAGACCCGGTGATGGATACGCCAGAAATTGTTCCTCCGGTGATGGCTATGTTAGTCCAATCTGCGGCCGAAGTTACTCGATCCCAGATCTGATTCCCATTCACATCTTTCACCACCTGCCGGTAGCTGCCTTTGCCCCAAATCGGCGCACGGCCGTTAGCATCCAATGCAACCGGATTGCTATTCGGCACAGTAAGCGCGGAATCGGACCAGGTAGTTTTTCCCGTCAAGGTGTTAGGGATGTAAAAAGCCACACTACCAGCTGCCAATGGCGAACCGTTGCCATCGGTGAACTGGGTAAGACCTTCGGGAAGAATTTGCTGTGCTATTGCCGGGACCGAAGCCCCGGGCAAAATTGCAAACGCCAATCCCAACAGCGCGGCAAAACCGCGCACAGTTTTAAAACTGCGCTGCATAGAAGTAATCTCCCGAAGTTCCTTCAATGTCAATCTGACCTTGCAGGGCAGTGTTAGTAATAGTACAATCGAAAGCAGAACCAGCTGCCACTGGAATACTATTGCTCACGGTGGCAGTGGCGACGGTCAAACCCTCAGAAACAAACATTGTATGGGTTCCCCCATTCACAATCCTGCAACCTTTCCTCACCGGACCACCCGCTTGCGCGTTGGGCATTGCAGCAAACACCAGCTGAAACGTCCCCGTAGTAACAATCGTACCGGAGGCATTGCCGCCAGCAGTAGTTCCAGGCGAAGGCACCGTCTGCATAACTTGCTGCGCCCAAGCTGAGCTTGTCAGCATTAGAACCGTACCGAACGCCCCAAAGGCCAACTTGCTCAACTTGGACATCAGCTTTACTCCTCAAATTCCGGACTTAGTCCGAAGCATTTCCACTGCAGCCGATAACGAACCTTCGCCATAGCCAGCGGCATCTTTCTTCACCTGGGGCATACCCACGCGCGGAGCGTTTTTGGAAAACTCTTCGCTATGGGTGCAAGTCCCAGTGCCTTCGTTATAAGTAGTCCTACGGACCAGAAAGCCGTTGTCAATTCTCCGGACGGAAACCGAATGCTCCAGATTCCCGGCCGGTTCTCTGACAATAGCGGCCGTATCATTAAGCCGCTTTGCCATGACTTAGCCTCCGTGCGAATGATGATGCTTCTTATGACCGCCGTGAGGAGTCATACCATGCAGGGGCTCATGGCGGATATGATGCTCATGACCATGATGCGGACCATGATCGTGGTGAGCAATCGGGTGCTGATGATGCAGCTCACGCATGGCGTGATGCAGCGGATTGCGCGCAGCTTCCGCCGCGGAACCGCCCATCTGAGTGCCCTTCATATCGGCCTTGGTCTCATTCCCCACGTCAGAGGAAAACTTGCCCTTATGCGCGCTCGCCGGAGCCTTGGTGACAACCCGCTTGGGCTCATGGGCTTCCGCGCGATTCATCATCGCTTCTTTACCTGCTAGTCTTTTCATGCCAGTTCTCCAATACCAGGGGGCCGGTGGCCCCCGATTAACCGGCCGAAGGGACCGGAGCCGTAGGCCCAAGGGCTAAGCCGCTTGAGCAATTTCACCTATTCCACCCACTCCAAGCCAATGCCACACGGCCCGGCCTTGCCGAGCGCCAGCTATCGCCGAAGCCAGATCCCCAAACACCGGCACCGGCATTTGTGGCAGAATATTTTTACAAACCACTACCCCTAGCACACGCTTTGCGCTCAGGCTTTCCAGCACCGGCTGGTATAATTGTTCAATCTGCGTATGCCCGGCAGGAACCCAAGTAAGCTTACATTCCAACACCACAAGCTCAGAATCAAAACTTAACACAAAATCCGGCTGGCAATGGCCATGCCCATTCCTATCTTCAAATTCAAACCAGCGTCCCGCGCTCACACTCGGCAGCAATTTCGCCAGTTCCTTTTCATAATGAATACCTTTAGCCTTCACGCCTCTGGGACGACCCACTGGAATAGACTTTGGGCGGGACTTTAGCAACTTTGCCCATTCCAATCCAACTATCACCCTGTGTCCCATGGCTCCGCTCCCCAGCTATCGCCAAATGCTTTGCAGTCCGGGAAAATGCGCTCCAACCCAGCCACTTGCCAAACCGATGATTCCCGCACCCCAATAAGCGCCAGCGGTTTTATTAACCAACGCTTTATGAGTTTCCAACGTCAATATAATACCATCAATTTTTTTGTCAAGCTCCTGCACTTTTGTTTTTGTCTCAATAACAATGTCCCTGGTATCATCCACAATTGCAGGCGCCATGATTTTACCCTCTAAGTTTTAACCTCGACCATAGTCATCGCACGAAATCTTACCCGTTCCACTCTTTCGCTCCAGCCCTTGCCAAAAGTTTTAAAAGTGGAAAGAGTTTTTAGAAAGTCCATTCTCATCTCACACATGCCGTCGATCATCTGCCTAGCATCAGCTTCCGCAATTGCTTCCAGCGACCGTTGGCCTAGCACACCATCTGCCGGAACAACTGCTAATTTTTGCAAAAATTTAACCGCCCGGCTCACGCCAGAGTTCACAGCCAAATCAAAAACCGCATAATCCAAGCCAAGCGTCAGCTGATCGCCCTTCACCCCCATCCAATATTGAGCTTTGTAAAAAGGCTCAACATCCGCCGGAGTTAATTTCTGCATAACATTTTCACTTACCGTTTTCTGAACCCAGGATTCCCAAGCCCTTTTGGTCACGCCCAGATTAGTCATCCCACCGGGATCATTCGGGTTATTGACATAACCGCCTTCTTCCTTCAGCACCAATTCCAAACAAGCGGCAAAATTGCTTTTCATTTGCTCTGATCCTTGTTTGCCAACAGATGATTCTTGTCCTCGCTTCCAGCCGAGCTTCCGTAGTAGAAATTGATAATCCCGACCCAGGCAGTGCCAAGCGAGCCAAGCATCATCAACAACGCCTCGCTACCAGTTTTAGGCATACCTTCAGCCAGCAACCAGTCGAGAATCATAAAAAACCCCACCGTTGTCACAATAGCCAAAGCCTTCGGCACCCAGTCTTTATTCGCAATCTGCATCTTCCTCGCAGAATCCCGATCATCGGCGTAAATTTTCTGCAGATCAATATCCAGCTCTTTCATCTTGGCTGAAAAATCCGCATCAATTTTCTTCACCGCAGCAAGCTGGTCAGGCGTAGCCCCTGCAAGCGCAGTGCTAACTTCTTCTGCCGTGCCGGAGTCATTTCCCAGCAGAACTCCTGACAACGTCTTTACCGCCAATCCGGCAAGCGGACCCCCTAAGGCCGTTGCAATCGTCGGTGCGATTTGGCCCAGCAGCGGACCCATCTTCGTAAGAAAATCCATCATTTTTTCCCCTTCAATCGAGCGCTGATTCCCTTGGCCTTAGCCTTGGCATCAGCTTTTGAACTTGCGCCCCAAAGTTGGCGGGCAAACCAGCCAATCGTGGCGAGAACGGCGCTAAGAGCCAAATTGACGACTGATTGATCCATAGCGCCGCGAGTCCTTACTGGGCCGGTGTCTCAGCAGCTTCAGGCGCCGGAGCGGCTTCGGCGGAAGGTGCCTCGACAGGCGCCGGTGCGGGCGTCAGCTGCGCTATTGCGCTGGTCTTGATCTTGGTGATCAAGTCGGCGACTTCCACGAAGGGGCGATCTCCGAGCGCTTTCAAAATGGCGTTGATCTCTTCGACGGTATGCTTGAGCAGGACTTCCATGGTAAACTCCTTTTGGTGCCTGTTGACTAGAACATCATAAACATAGAACTGCTGTTTGGGACATAGGCAATTACGATCAAACCGGCGCCACCAGAACCGCCAGCTATCGACGTTCCAACCGAGCTTGTCACACCACCCGCGCCGCCAGAACCCGCGATACCTGATTTTGCCGCCGCGCCGGTCGCCGCCGAGGCGTTGCCGCCCGGACCACCGCCGCTGCCAAGTGTGTTAAGAATTTCGATTCCTTGTGAACCAGAACCGCCAACGCCAACCGATGAGCCGTTCGTCGCGCTTTGCCCACCGCCGCCACCGCCACCGACCGTTCCGGGTGAGCCGGAAATTGTGCCGGAACCCACACCTGCGCCACCGCCCGCACCGAGCGAATTGTTGCCGCCGTTTCCTGCGCCACCGCTGGGCATATTTGTTCCTGCGGTGCCGCCACCATTGCCGCCGCCGCCTGAACCGGCATTATAGCTGCTTGCGGTGTCTGTGACGCTGCCGCCAGCGCCGCCCGCGCCGTTCGGTCCCGCCGCTCCGCCGCCGCCCGCGCCCGCATAACCTATCGCCGTTGAGGCCGACCCCGACGCGCCGCCTGCGCCACCGTTGTACGTGCTTCCTGTTCCGCCCGTTCCGCCGGTGCTGCCGGTCGTCCCCAGACCGCCACCACCGGCGGTGTAGGCGCCAGACGCCCAAGTCGTCGAGCCACCGGCGGAACCAGATCCACCCGCGCCAATCGCATAAGTTACGGAGCTGCCCGCAGTGGAGAAAAAGTTGGTAACCTTGGTGTAACCGCCGCCACCGCCACCGCTGCCACCTTTATGCGTCGTCGTCGGCGAGCCCGCACCGCCAGCGCCGCCTCCACCAATCATGTGGATCGTGTTGTTCCACGGATTAAAATTGGCGGGGACCGTCCACGACGTTCCCGACGTCAGAAGGTAGGCGACCGTGCCGGGCGCAGTGAACAGAGCGCCGGTGACGTTGCTCACGTTCGTGGAGTTGGTGTTCAAGAACCAGACATAAGGAGTTGTGCCGTTGGAAGTCGGCACCGGCGCGAAGGCTATGTCTTGCACAGACAGATAATTGCTGGTCGCTCCGCCGGTCAAAGAGATGGTTGCCTGCGTGCCCGCCGTGGAGCTGTTCAACGTCACCAGATTACCAGAGGTTCCCGCAATGGCAAAAGAGGACGTGAGCGTCGTTGTTGTGGATGCAGGGAACGTGAATGTTGTGGGCGAAACGCCGTTGGATATAGCAGAGAACGAGTTGGCACCCGTGATTGTCAATGCTCCAGCCCCATCATTGGACAGGATACAGGGAAATGTTGTTCCACCGCCGACAAACGTCTTCGCAGTTGAAGCGTTCATGCTGATCTTTCCAACGGAAGAACCAGATGCCACAGTAAAACTGGTTGGCGCGGCATTGTTGAAGGCAGTTGTCGTCGCGGCAGTACAGACAAGTGTTCCGCCATTGAACGTAAGGGTCTTTGTGCCGGTCGCGGTTATAAACGTGGGGGTCGTAAGCGTATTGCCAGAAAGGTTGATAGTTCCGTTTGTCAACGTGACAGAGGAAACGGCCAAGGTCGTGTTGCCAGACAGCGTGAGCGTTATATCTGACTTGTTTACAGTTGTGGTGGATGATGTGGCGGTCGCAGCTACTGTGACAGTGGCAGACGTTCCAGAGTTGCTGTCAAAGGTAGCGGAATCCGCAGATGTGGGGGCGGAAGCCCCAGCAGCACCACCAGTTGTGGCCGCCCAGTGTGTCGTTGAAGAGCTATCCCATGTACCGGACCCACCGACCCAAAAACGAGTAGCCATGTTTACGCCTCCTGATCAGCTGGGGGATTGAACTGCGTGCCATCCCACGTCCAGCCAATGTCGCATGGCTGGTCGTCCGCTATGGCGATCAGCTGCGTCCCTTCGGGCGCAGGATCGACGTTTGGATCGGCCACGATGATGTTCGTCACCAAGCCGTTCGATAGTTCACAAACCGCACAGCGCATGAGTCACCTTTATGCAGTGGCGATGCAACGCCACAGATTGGTTTTGCCGTTGTATTGGAACCCGACGGTCACCGGCAAGGTCGTCGAACCGTTCGATGTCGTCGGCACGGAAGAGGTGCTGTTTTCAGTGTTGGTCCAGCCGATGGTCTGCGTCACCGCGCTGAAGTCGTAAATACGGACAATCGACAACTGACCATCAACCGCGCCAGTCGTTGCCAACGTGATTGCCATCGTAGCCGCAGAGCTATTGGTGAAATTATTCACCTTGCTCGTGATCGGCACCGTGCCTGCATTAGAGGTGACTGTGACCGCGACAGCATTATTGATGAACTGCGCGGCGGTATTGTTGGCGGAGAGCGTCAAGGTGCTGGAGCCGTTATTGACGCCTGTGCCGCCGTTCGCTGAAGGAAGAACTGACGTGCCTTGCACCGTGTTCGAGTTCACCCAAATTGCAATCTGCCCAGCGGTGGGCGTCCCGCTGCTGTTGACGTTTCCGCCGCCTATCGATGCTACCCAAGATGTAACGCCAGAGCCGTCTGTTGATAGCAAATAACCGCTAGTGCCGGGGGTCGTCGGAAGTGTGAGCGACCACGTACCAGCGGCAGTGGCAGGTTGAACCGTCACCGTACCGGATACTGATCCGGGGTAATTCTCTGACGGTGTGGTGATTCCTGCTGTACCGTTGATCGTGACAGTCATGGCTTATGCTCCAGCCGGTGCAATGGTCAGCTTGCCTTCATCGACAAGCTGCATGATGTTCTGGTAGTCGGTGTTGGCGGGATCAATCGGCACGAAGCTCGTCACGCCGTTGATGTCGCAACGGATGCCAGCAGGCGACTGGCCGGTCAGCGTGTTGTTGTAATACTGAGCATTAGTGTACATGATCAAAGCTCCGCTGTGGCTGTAAAGTTTCCATAGTAATAGGCACCGGCAGTGGACGCGCCAACTCCGTAAATTTGAAATTGACCTGAGTATGGATTTAATGCCAGCGTGTTGAGATTTGTAGAGGAAACTGAACTTGTAGCCATCGATGGGGCGGTTCGCATTTCAACAGCAAATGATTGTTGGTAAAACATTGCTGTTGAGTTCAAAATGTAACCGGCTTGACCAAATTTACCAGCTTGATAATACCTCTGACACTGCGCCAACTGATCGCTGTAAATCTGGCGCTCATAGGGCGTGGCAATTGACCCTGCCTCAAGTTGCACATTACCAATCGTCCACGTTCCGCTGGTCTGCGCGCCAACAGAAAGAACAATCTGCAAGCCAGTCGTAGCCGCAGAAGGAATGGCAATCTGCACATTGTAGCGCGTCACCGTCGAGCTGACGGTGAATGTTCCAGTGGAGATAGAAGTGACCGTAGGAGATGCCAAAGTGCCAAACGTGTTCGTCGTGTTGGCGTAGTAGGCGGTCCATGTCACAGTCGTCAAAAGACTGTTCGCCA